ATTGCAATGTGCTTTTGCAATGAGGTTTTTTTCTTTAATGTTATTCTGGTTTTAGAATCATTTTAGCCGCATATCATCTGCCACATCCGTGTACTGACCTTTTGCCAGCCGTTCGTTTCTCAGCCGATTTATGGTGATTCGCATAAGGCTAATTTCTTCTATGGAGAACGTTGCTCCTTTATCGGCTGGGAGAGAATCGATTTTCAGTATCAGACTTCCCACTTCTTTACAGTCTGTACCGATGGCACGTCTGCTTTTGCATCATACATCCCAGTGCATCCTACACAGCAGAAGAAACGTTATTATTCCCGGGAACCTATTGAAGCAACAACTGCCATGCAGGCCTAAAATTCCCGCATAGCAGTTATTTTTTATTCTATATGTTTTCTAAAGTGTGTTATAAATATCATAAACTTCTTGGATTTGCTGTAAGGAGTCCATGCGGTAAGCCCTTAATAAAGAAAAAAGCAGGAGCCTTTCCAAATCACATGCCGAGGCCATTGGGATGCAGTGTGTTTTTCAGCAGGCGAAGCCGTTCAGGTTTCCCCATGCGAGTTGGGTTTTCATCAAACACCATAAACTTTTTGGATTTGTTATAAGGCGTCCATTCCGCAAGGCCTTCTCCATTTGGATTCCCTGTCTTGATAAAGTTGATCAGATACGCCAATATATTCTCCTGCAGCATGTAATCCTCTTTCCCAAACGGCCTCCAGGAATGGGACAGCCATCCATATAGGTAAATCAGATCGCTGCCATGCCAGGCTCCCTTTGTATCGCCGGGCAGCTGCCTGCGGAAATAGTAGGTATAGGTATCCACGCCGAGCTTGCGCTGGGATTTTGCTAAAAAGCCACACATCCAATAAAGCAAAAACGGCATGACATCCTCGGATGTGACTGAACACATGATCTTGACCGGGCAGGGCTGATTTTTAATCCCGCTGGTAAAATTCTCGTCATATACAGCATTGCAGAAACCGATAGACGACTTGGCCGAAACCTCCGCAAAAGCATCGTACAGTGTTTTGGCGGGCAGCTGCTTGAATTCCTCAATGGATTTACATCCGGTCCTCTCATACACTTGACGCCACTTGGCATACTCCTTGGTGTTATCGGGTTTCTGCTTGATGAAACTGGCCAGGCCCGCGCTGCTCTGGATAATCGCCTGCTTGAATATGCCTTTATTCAGCGGGGATTTGATCTGGGTCTCACAGCTGGTCGCGCCTGCACTCTGGCCAATCAGCGTCATATTGTTCACATCACCGCCAAAGCTTTGGATGTTGTGCCGCACCCAGGCAATGGCCGCCTGCTGGTCATAGTAGCCATAGTTACCGCTCTTTCCGTTCTCATCCTCAAGCTCCTTCATGGCAATGAAGCCGAAAATGTTCACCCGGTAATTCATGGCAACGGTTATGATTCCGTGCTTGGCCAAGAATGATCCGTTGCATTCCGGCGAGTTATTCTGCCCCGTAACCAAACCGCCGCCATAGATGATCACCAACACCGGGCAGTTCAGCGGGTTCTCCGGTGTCCAAATGTTCAGGTTCAGGCAATCCTCGGAATATTCAGACTGGAAATTTTGATAAAATTCATGCTCATAATGGTTTTGGGGGTCACTGGCATCCACCTGGACATAGGCGCGTTGCTGAATCGGGGCAGGCCCATATTTTTTTGCATCACAGATGCCTTTCCATGAGACGACCGGCTGCGGATATTCAAAACGCTTGGCGGTAGCATATGGAATACCCAAAAAGCAGTTTACGCCATCTTCCTGAAAACCTTCCGCCACACCGCAGGGGGTGGTGACCTGAATTGTGTTCATAGATTGATCCTCCTAAGAAAGATATGGAAAAAGTCAGCTGAGCTGGGAGAACAAGAAAATTGCAAGGCCGAGAATGACCAGCACAATGCCGGTAGCCCGGTTCAGTGTTTTGGCGGAGGCCTTGTTGGCAAATTTCGCGGCAATCCGGGCCCAGAGCAGCGAAAAGACCCGCCCCGGTGCCAGATACGAGATCTCTGGCGCCCCGCCGATGGCAAAAGGGGAGACGGCCCCGGTTAGGGCGGTAAAGGTCATGATGAATACACTGGTGCCGACGGCAGTCTTCAGCTCGTAGCCCAGGACGCTTATCAAAATTAGCAGCATCATCATTCCGCCTCCGGCTCCAACAAATCCGCAGATCAGGCCGATGAGGATACCGCACAGCACGCTTTGCACCGCCCGCTTGGCGGGGGATGCCTTGGACATATCCTCCTTGGTGGTCATCACCGGACGGACAATGAATTTGACGCCCAGCAGGAAGGTCATAAATACGGAGAAGCTGCCCATGGCTTGAGAGGGAACCAGACTGGACAGCCAGCTTCCCACCACAGTAAACAGCATTACGGTAAGCATCATGATCAGACCGTTTTTGACGTCCAGATTTTTGTTTTTTCCATAGGTATAGGCGGAGACGGCGCTGGCCAGTACGTCCGAGGAAAGGGCGATACCCACGGCCATATAGGGTTCCATATCCAAAAAGGTGATGAGCATAGGGCTGATTACCGCCGCCGCGCTCATACCGGCAAAGCCGGTTCCCAGCCCGGCGCCCATTCCGGCAAAAAAGGTGACAAGAATCGTGATCAGAATTTGCGGCATATTGAATCTCTCCATTTTTTGAAATTATATATGGGTAATGAGTCAGAGCTTGCCTTCCATACCAGTTTGTCCCGGAGCAAGGATTCATTGCCCATAATGGATCCCTGTTTTACTTTCCCTCTTATTCCGTTCATACCGCATATTGCGCCATCATACCTTCTTGTATCTTTGCAGAATGCGGTTGAGCTGCTTCATGGCTGATTCATCGGCGCCTATCTGCTTGAGCAGGGAGACCAGCGTGATTCTCCCCATCATACGCTGCAAGGCGGGATTATCCTTTACCGTGCCCGCCACTTCGCCCCGGGCAGAAGCGGCCTTTGTAATCAGCTGATCGATGACCGCACCCGCCTCCGGGTGCTTACGGATGTCCGACAGCTTGTCGGCAATGGAGTAACAATCAGGGACGATATCCTCCTTGTCAAACCAGTTGATTACAGGAGCGGTTTTCCGGAAACGGTACTCCGGATTGGGCTGGGATACCTTTCGAACCCAGATCGCACTGTGACAGTCCCCGGCGGTTGCATGGATGGAGTGCTCCCCAGAGATGGGGACCTTGAACTTAAACACATGCTTTCCGGTCTGAGTCTCAAAGCGCCGTCCGTCCACGCTCAGGGTGACGGTTTTCTGATTGGAATAGACTGTAACTTCGGTTATATCCTCGGCCCGGTCCACATACCGTCCGCCCGCGACGTGAACAAAGGGATCGGTCTTGTTCCAGTAGGCTTTGTACAGGTAGAAGGCGTCCTTCTTGGTTTGGCGGTCGATGGTGACAAGGCCCTTCTGATTTTCGCCGTGCTTGCCGCCCTCGTCCCGTCCGTCGGCAGCAAAGTCGAAGATGTTCCATACATGGGTGGCCCACATCCAAGGACGCTGCTCGATCATCTCCAGCATGTGCTCATGGTAGACGCACTGGTAGCTCTCGGTATAGTCGCCCTTTTCGGGAGCAAGAGACTGGTACTGAGGGTTGGCGTCTGCGCCGTACTCGCTCAGGCCGATGCACCGGTTTGGGAACTTGGCGTGGTACTCGTCAAAGAATTCGTCGTTCTGCTCCAGGTCGCCTACATACCAGCCAAAATACAGGTTGTAGCTGTTCACATCCGGAATCTCCAGAAGAGGACTGTCGATGTCCAGCATGAATACATTTGCCATGGTGGTGGGACGGGTGGGGTCCAGCTTGTGGCACAGATCATTCAGCGCCCGGTGGTTTTCTATCAGGGAATCATTGACGGGGCTGGCGGCAGTGATTTCGTTGCTCAGGCCCCAGACGGCGATGGACGGGTGGTTATAGCACTGGACGATCAGCTCTTCCATTTGGGAAAGAGTGTTGGCCCGGCCGTTTTTCATGTGCATGGTGATATAGGGGATCTCGGCCCAGACGATGATGCCGTTTTCGTCGCACAGGTCGTAAAATTCCTGGGCATGCTGGTAGTGGGCCAGGCGCAGGGTGTTGGCCCCCAGCTCCCGGATGATCTCACGCCGGTACATGGTGTAATCCGCTTTCATGCCCAGAAGGAAAGAAAGCCATTTTACGCGGAACTGTCCGGGGCTGATCGTACCGCGGTTCATCAGTACCGACAATATAAGAAACTGCCGGTACTGCTCACTGCTGACTTCATCCAGGCATGAAGGAACCTCCGCCGTCTTACTATTATATGTAAACTTCTCCATGTCCGGACATTAAAAGGTTATTCCTTTGGATTGTACGGTAACACCCGGTATATAGTAATCCACCGTTTCCGACTGCGCATCCAGTTCCCTGATGATATCCTGCAATACATCCAGGTAAGCCGCCGCGTCCTGCTCCAGACTGTTAGCAACCGATTGCCGGGCCTCTTTTTCCGCCCGCAATTTATCCCGTACGGTTGTGCTCTGCTGTACCTGTACGATTCCATTGGGTAGAACTTCCACCGGTAAACGTTCAACGGCCTTTTTTATGGTGAGAAGTGCAAGCGGGCGGCGTACATACTCCAGCAATTTCTCCGTTAAAACGGTATCGCCTTCAATCAGTTTATTATAACGGTTCCGGGTGATAACAGGTATTATCTGCCCGTCCTGGACTTCCCGGATCATAGGAATAAGCACCAGAAAAAGCCGGTGACTGCCGATATTGTAATATTCATCGAACGTTTCCTTATTCTGGATTAGAAGCCGGTTTATAGCCTTTTTCTTAATGCCGTTCATCCAGAAATCAAACTTTTCGCGGTCCATTAACTCCACCAACGCGTCTACGGCTTCATAAGCCAGGTTCCGGATATTCTCTTCATCCTTGAACTCCTGTAAGGCGGTCATACCCGTTTCATTCTCTCCAAGGTGTTTGCCACGTCCGGCCGTTCCGTGTTGTGCGTCTAAAGTGGGAATGACCTTTAACCAGGTAAACATTGCCACCGCCTGCTGCATCAGCCGCAAAGTTTCCGCCATGCCGTCCGGTTCCGTACCGTCCGCATGATCTTCACGGTAATACTTATCTACCGCGTCTATGGGTTCCGTTCCGATGATAGCCTGTAAATCCCGAATACCCAGCGGTAAGATAGGTTCCCACTTGGTAAAATCAAGATCATTATCGATCAATCCCAGAACACGGACTATTTCACCGGCACCGTCACCGCCTTTATTAAATAACTTCGTCATTTGCTCGGTCTCTTTTTAATGTATATGGTTTCCAATTATCAAAATCCTTTGTGAAATTGTTTATTTCATCGTAGAACTCCTTATAAAAGCGGGCCAGCCCGGTATCTATCGTTATACAGGTCTGCTCCGTGCGCGGATTGGTGTTCACATTGGCCGAGCTTTCTATTACAAAATCAAAAGCGTTACCAAAACCGGCCATTACTTTAGCATGATTACGGAAGATGCAGACACGTGATCCGAAACGTTCCGCCACCTTCTTTAGGTATAAATAAACATCCGCGTAGGAACCTTGAAAGATTTCACCTACATAAAAATCCGCGTGCCCTATGTCTTTTCTCTCCAGCCATTTCTCCACCTCCTTAACATCGGTAATTGCCATACACCAGGTAGAAATCAGAACATATTCCACCGGTTGTTGCTTCACGATCACACGAAGATAAGTAAGGCTGTCAACGTCCCCATGACTGATACAGTGATAAGACGCCCCTTTCTCAAAATGCCAGGGCAAACACTCTTCCAGGTGCAGCTCCGATTTTATCCGCCGGTCAAAATGAACGTTTTTCGTCCGGCGGGCCTTTATATGCTTATCCGGGGTGTTATCGGCCCGGTTCTCTTCCGGTTGCCGGTCGCTTACCGGTTCTTCCGGCACATCTTCCGGTTTCGGTGTAAAAAACAGACTACGCATTTTCTTTCATACGGTTAGAGGGTGAAACGTTCTGTTCCGCTTCCACTATGGTACGATAAAGCCCTACTTTCGTTGCGGTACCCGGAAAGTTGGCATTAATATACTGCTGTAACGGCTTACAAAGGATCATGTCCGGAATAGCCGTTTCAGAAGCGTTATACACTTTCAGGCTGTATAATTTCTCCGATCCGGAAGAAAGTTTGTTTTCTATAATCAGATTTGAAAGTACCGGATCAAGACCGAAGCCGGAAGTGGCGGCAGCGTCCGCCTTATTGGATATCTTAATCTGGGCGTCCACATAATCCTTTATCTTCTTATCCAGTGGTTCCACCGTCCAGCCCTCAAAGTTATTCGCTTCCGGATTCCAGAATTTGGTCGTGTGCATGTATTTTCCGGCGTTCTGCCTTCCGGTAATGTTGGAGGCGAATTTCTCCATAGCTTCGTCCTTGAAATCTTCCAGCATCTGGGCCGTGTATTTCTCGCCCGTACGCTCGCAAACCTGTTTTATACGTGCTTCCGCGCGGTCCCAGTAAGACTGCGGCGATTCGATATGCAGGGAAATGGCCGAAGCGTTTTCGTTATAGGCGATCAGGATAGCGGCCAGACCGCCGGCAAGCTCCAGCCAGTCAAGCGCACCCAAAAAACGCGGTGTACTCATAAAATCCTTGCAAAAGGAATAGATATTATAATATTTCACAGAAACCGGATATTTGAACGGGTGGGCCGGATCAAAGACCGGGTAACGGTAAGTATAGGCCGGATCAGGATAAGGAAAGTCGCCCACAAGTACTTCCTGCGGTTCATCCTCGCCGTCGGGAGGATATACCAGGCGGGCCTTCTGTTAGGGAATATGTTCCAGCCGTACCAAACGCCCGGGATTGCCTACACGCGGCGCACGGTTCCGGACAAACTTTATAAAAAAGCCCTGCATGTGTGTTAAGTCTACGAGTGAGCGGTGAAGAACCGTCGTGTAATCCCACGACTCCAGGTCGGCGGTTATTTCCGGATCGAGTTTCCAACGCCGGTAAAAACGGTTATTCTCTTCGTCGATCGCATCCTCATACAGCCGCGGGCCTTCTCCCCACTGTAAACCGGCTATTTTACCCATAATACCTTCACCGGCGTAGAATTTATCCAGTAAACGCATGACCTCGCCCGGCATGTCGTTATTGTCACCCATGGGAACGATAAAGGTACCGTTTACGCTGATCTTTCGCGAAAAGAAAGCCCCCCGCCGGTTTAACTGGATGCTGGAAGGTTCCCAACCTTTACCGCGGCCACCGATAGAAAAGGAGATCAAACCCTTGTCGGTGCCGGTATCTATAATTCCAAAGTTGCCACTTCGTCTTATTTCCATAATCTTAAATCGTTATTCTTTTCCCGTTGAACTCCATTACCAGACATTCCCAGCAATTCAGCGGCCGGCCCGTTGTGGTGTCCGTCAGGAATAGTTTATAGCTTGAATTTTCGATGCTTTCATCCGTCGCCTTTTTCCTCAAACGGGCGGCAGTAAGTATCACCATGTCGCCGCCGTCCCGCGTCTGACGGTTCCATTTCCGGAACTTGATAGAAAAGGTACCCCCGGAAATGGTAATCCGCTTCATCTGTTCTACCGCTACATAAAGGTTTATTTTTTCCATAGCCGGCGGATAAAGTTTTTAATACTGGCCCAGTTATCATGTACCAAGCAGAAGGATAGAAAGAAAAACATGAATTTTAGGAACGTCCATAGGCTACACCCGTTTGTAGTCTTTTCTTTTTCCTGGCTTTGTTGCTTAACGTCGGATTTACGGGTAACGGCTGTTTCCGTTTGACTGGTAGTTTCCTTATGATCCCGGAGGGAACTGCTTTGATTCTTTCCAGTTCTTTTTTCAGTTTTTCGGTTACTGAAATCAATTTCTTTAATTCTTCCGAGGCTGTCGTAGTCGATACGGATATGCGTACTATCTTCCCGGTAAACGTCAAGTACGTGCTCCTCATGGCTCGAATCTCTCCGCGCAAGTTCAATAACTCCGTCAGTAGTTGTTTGTTTTTCTTCTCCAGTTGCTTCTGTAACCGTTTTTCGTGTAACAGAGCGAGGAGAACGACAACCGTAAAAACAAGCTGCAAAACAAATAAGAATAAGTAGGTGTACGATTCCATGTCTCATAATTGATTTTAGTTATTAGTGTCGAAAGTGATAGATTTACGGTTCAGGCAATTTTTCACCCCGCAAAGAAACGGTTTCATGATATCCATTACGCGGGCGTTCTGCCTGATATCCTTTTCCATTTCGTTACATTTCTGCTGGAGTTCCCGGTACTGGCTCTCTACATCGTCGATCCGCTGTTTCAATTCCTTACGGTCATTCTTCATATCCTCAATCAGTTCCTGGTAAACCTCCTGTACTGACTTCATGGCGTCAGCTTCCGCCTGTTTACGGGTATACCGGAGAGTGAATAACCAAGTCAGGCCACCCGTGCAAAGAGCTGTAATAATCGCTGTAATTATCGTTTCCGTCATATTAGTAGAGTTGAAAATGTTACATTATAGTCCGGACGATACATACATGCGTCAAATAACCCGCCACGATCCCGGCCAGGTCTGCCAGAATATCCTTCCAGTCCCATTTATTACAGGGGGACATTTCATCCCCGTATTCCTTACCCAGTGAAGCACCCAGGGCAAAGGGAACACCATAATCACCCAACAGGGCACATATAGCGTAATTAATTCCGAAATGCTTCCATTTGTCCGTTCCTATTTTCATAATTTGAATCATTGGTTACTGCAAAGGTGGGAAGAACGGAAACGGACGAAAAGGACATAAAAAAGAGTGCCGGGAACCCCCCCGGCACAAACAAACCCTAACCTGGGACTTAAACCCAACGGCTGCCTTTTCAGCCGGTATGCTAAATTGTTAATATTAAGGATTAGACAACTTTTCGATGTCTTTTTTCATCATACGTAATAATTGAATCCTTCTTAACACCTCATTTGTTGGTGTACTTTCATCTCCTTTCTCTATTAGGAAATCGATTAGGTCCTCAATAACTTCGATGTAACAAGCGGAAACCGGTTCCGTCTTAGTTTGCCACTGTGTCAAAATCTCGGCACTTTCATCTGTTATATGTGCGCCGTTTACTTCTATATCTTTCATAACAAATCTTTCATTAAACGTTTTTAATCGGTGTAGTCTCTAAGGTAGTGAAATCAATTATTCCGGCCTGCCGGTATATCCCGAGGGCGACTTTCCTAAACCGTTCGTAATTACGTCTGTCAATGGGCGATAACTGCCACCTCTTCATGTCTTTCATCAAATCCGGTATATTATTGGCACTATTATACAGACAGTTGTTTTTACCGTACTCGTGATGAAGTGATACAGACTGAAAATCACCGGAGAAAACAACCAACCGCAAACGTTCAAGTTCAAGGAAAGCAAACTCATTGTTAACCTTCTCCACCTTATAGGCTCTTAATTCAATGGAAGGCGTGCCGTATTCACGTCTAACGAAAAATAGGATATCAGGATTATTTGTATTCATTTGGCACCTCCTTTTAAGTCTTCTAATTTAATATGTGAAATACTTGTTATACTTTCCAGTACCCCGTCGCATACACTTTTAACCCTTAATCCGCGGGAACCGTCTTTCTTGGGTAAATTCAGGTGATAATACGGGCGATTCCTCCAGAATGTAATCCGGAAAATCCAGCCACGAACTTTAAAAGTAGCATTGCTTATTTTATAATCAATCTGTATCAGATCACCCGGTTTAAATTTACTTTCTTGTAGAAACATTTCCTGTATTTCTTCCTTTTCCTTCTTTATTTCCTCAATCCTTTTATCATTGTTTTGTAATTGAGTAAGTAACACTTGCTGATATTCAGTATATATCATTCGGCACCTCCTTTCTTTTCTATCTGGGGACGCTCTGAAAACCTATATATTCTTTTAACCCGGTAAATGAAAAAATAGGCTACAGGCTTGTCACAGCCGTTATTATGTGTTTTAGTGTCCTGATCTATATGAATAAACCCGCTACCGGAAGATATTTTCAGCGGCATTGTTTTAGGGTATTTCTCGTTCAGCTCCTTTACCTTTGCTTCCAGTTCAGTTTTAAAAGCATCAAAGGAAATTTTATCAGGGCAAAATTTATTATATTTTCCCATATTCCGCCGTTAAAATCAATAATAACCTAAAAAAAGCACAAAAATACCTGTTTTCTCCGATTAGCTTCTTTTTAAATCGGCCATAAAATGCGACAGCATGCCGCGGATGCGTTTTACCCCCTGCTTCTGCAAACGGTAAATATGCCCGAGGCTTACATGGATGCTGTCTGCCATATCGGCAGCACTGCGGTCTTCCAGATAAATGCCCGTCAGCACCTGCTGTTCCTTGGCTGGCAGACGCTGCAAAGCCTGAGCCACTCTGTCTGTAATCATATTCAGCTCGGCTTCTTCAAACGGCGTCCTGCCGGAAGCAGCCAGCACATCAGCCCAGGCTATGCCTGCCGCATTGGTATCGTCCAGCGAAAAACTTTTTGCGCCGTCCTCCACATGCAGAAAATCAAGCATTCTGCCGCGGATGCGGTGCACTGCAAATACGCTGAAGGCTATGCCGCGTTTATAATCATAACGCTCCGCCGCCTCCAACAGCCCGAGCATGCCTTCCTGGACAAGCTCCATCGTCTGCTGTTCGGGCAGCTTGAACCCGGCCGCCGTTTTAAAAACCAGCGGCTGGTAAGACGTCATCAATTTATTATACGCCTCTTTGTCACCTCCGGCATAGCGCTGCCAAAGCTCCGTTTCTTCCTCACGGGAAAGCAGCGGCGTTTTCTGCAGCTCTGCCAGATATTCTTTCAGCATGGGCATACCTTCCTTAAATATTAATTAAACATTCTTAAAATTTACTTAAAAAGTAACTTTATATTCAACGCCATACCAGTCTTCTGTGGTATCGTAATCTTTGTTGCGTTCATAGTTAATGCTCATATGGCGCGAAATATCATACTGGGCAAAAATGCTTTCATGTTCGCTGTCGGAGCTTACCGTATAACCGACAAGCAGATTATCAGTCAGATACTTGCTTACCAGAATATTATACTGGTCTTTTTCATCCTCGGTAAGCTCGCCTTCTTCACGCCCAAGGCTGTGCCCCGTGCGCAGGCGTCCGGAATAAATCATAAATTCATTAAGCCCAAGCGTTTCCTTAAAGATTTCTTCCACGTCGCCCAACACCGTCATTTCCAGGCCCACCGTCATCAGGTTCTGGAAGTCATCCTGCGTTACGCCCTGGTTTGTGCCGGTTACTTCACGCTGCAAAGTCAGCATTTTTATAATCTGGTCTTTGGTCAGCGCCGGGTCACTGCGCAGAATCATTTCCATCTGCTCAAGCGGCCCCGTAACACGCAGGAAAATATCATAGCGCCTGAAGCGTGTAGTAGCATCAAGGTTTACCGTCGGCAGCACATCGCCGGGCACCGGCCATGCAACCGAAGCATTGTGAATTTCAAACGGCGTGCGCAGATAGGTTATGGTTCCCTTATCCACCTTAATGTTGCCGTCTATATTAGTATACACTGTACTGCCGGTAACATGCAATCCTCCGGAAAGCCACAAATCGTACAAATATTTGTTGTAAAGATGAATATCCGGCCCAAGTGTTACCTTAACATCCAGCCCGTAGTTGCTGCTGTCTTCGGAAAGCTCCGGTATCGTAGGCATATTGACAAGCACGTCGTCCAGACGGATATCTGCCTGAATATGCGGGCGGTAGCCAATGCCGCCGCGGCGGATGCCCTGACCCTGTCCCGTATTGCCCAAAAGGTCTACCTCATCCACCGCCGCGACAGCCTGCGGGCAACGAAGGTCTATCATGAGCCGCTGATGGCCGCGCCCAACGTGGAATTCTGCTGGAACAGCACCGTCTCCGCGCTGCTGCACGAAAGCCGCCTGACGGGACTTCGGTTGCAAGACGTCAATACCGGCGCGGAGCGCGACCTTGCCTGCGACGGTGTGTTCATCAGCGTGGGACGCGCCCCGGCGACGGAGCTGTTCCGACGCGAGCTTGCACTGGACAAATCCGGCTATATCATCGCGGACGAATCCACCCGCACGAATCTTCCCGGCGTGTTCGCCGTGGGCGACGTGCGCACCAAGGCGCTGCGGCAGGTGGGCACCGCCCTACCGGGCG